CAAATCCAACCTGCTTCTCAAACAGAAAGAGCAGGTGGTACAAAAATATTTAAAAGGAGAGGTACCACAGCTTCTAAATTTATGTCCGGTATCAGTGGAATGGTAAACATCTAATGACTGCAAAGAAACGTTATGATAGATTGTCTTCAGACCGTTCACAGTTCTTAAACACTGCTAGACAAGCCGCAGATCTAACACTACCTTATCTTATCCGCGAGGATGAGACTTATTCTAAAGGTTCAATTAAACTCAAAACACCGTGGCAATCACAAGGAGCTAAAGGTGTGGTAACACTTGCAAGTAAATTAATGCTTGCATTACTACCACCACAAACAAGTTTCTTTAAGCTACAGGTTAATGATATTAACTTACCAGAAGAATTGGGTCCAGAAATTAGATCAGAAATGGACTTGTCATTTGCTAAGATTGAACGAACCATCATGGAATCTATTGCAGCTTCCAGTGATCGTGTTGTTGTTCATCAAGCATTAAAGCATCTTGTAGTAGCTGGTAATGCTCTTGTCTTTATGGGTAAGGATGGGCTTAAACTCTATCCGTTAAACCGATATGTAGTAGACAGAGATGGTAACGGTAATGTTATAGAAATTGTAACTAAAGAAACAATATCAAAGAAACTACTTAAAAAAAATTATCCAGCATTTGACCTAGAAAACAAGTGGGAAAATGTTGATGACAGCACAAATGATGAATGTGATATCTATACACACTGCACCTTAGATAACAATCGTTGGGTGTGGCATCAAGAAGTATATGATCAGATTCTAACTAAGTCTATGGGTAAAGCACCTGTTGATGCTAACCCCTGGCTTGTTTTACGTTTTAATCATGTAGACGGAGAAGTCTATGGACGTGGCAGAGTAGAAGAATTCATTGGTGATCTAAAGTCACTTGAAGCTCTGTCACAAGCAATGGTTGAAGGCAGCGCTGCAGCTGCTAAGGTAGTGTTTACTGTCTCACCAAGCTCTACTACTAAAGCAGCTACACTTGCTAAAGCAGGTAATGGTGCTATTATCCAAGGTCGTCCTGATGATATTGGTGTAGTACAGGTTGGTAAGACAGCTGACTTCTCTACTGCTTATCAAATGATAGGTACTTTAAGTCAACGAATTAATGAAGCATTTCTTGTTCTTAATGTAAGACAATCAGAACGCACAACTGCTGAAGAAGTGCGAATGACACAAATGGAACTGGAACAACAACTTGGCGGATTGTTTAGTCTACTAACTGTTGAGTTCCTTGTACCTTATTTAAACCGTAAACTTTCTGTTGCACAAAAAACTGGAGAGATCCCACGCTTACCTAAAGGTGGTATTGTTAAACCTACTATTGTAGCAGGTATCAATGCGATTGGTCGTGGTCAAGATCGAGAAAGTTTAGGACAGTTCCTTCAGGTAATTGCACAAACAATTGGTCCTGAAGCTATCAGCACGTTTATCAATACTGATGAAGTTATTAAACGTCTTGCAGCTGCCTCTGGTATCGATGTACTTAACCTAGTGAAGAGTATGGAAGAACAACAGGGCGAGCAGCAACAAGCTATGGAACAACAACAGATGATGACTGAACAACAACAAGCACCACAAATGGCTGCTGTTGAACAGAAACGTGAACAAGCTGCTATGGAAATGATGCAGCCAGAACAACCACCAATACAATAATATGGCAGAAGTACTAACAAGCAATGAAACCCCCGCTGATCAGCCAGAACTAAATGCTGATGAGCAAGACTCACTAGCTGTTGCCGAGGCTGCTGAAGGGGAACAGCAACAGTTACTAGCAGGTAAGTTTAGTGATCCTAGAGAACTAGAAAAAGCTTACCTTTCCTTACAAAAGAAGTTTGGAGAACCACGTGAAGAAGCTGAGCCTTCTGAAGAAGTAACAGAAGAAGCTTCACCACAAAACAATGAAGAAGAAGAAAATGATTCTTCTAATGAACAGCTATCAGAAGAACAAGCAAACCAATTGTTTGAAATGGTTGGTGGTGAAAAAGCTTACCAATCAATGATTCAATGGGCTGGACAGAATTTATCTAAAGAAGAAGTTCAGATGTATGATTCTGTAATGTCTTCTGGTAACCCTAGTTCTATTTACTTTGCAGTTCAAGCATTGAACGGTAAGTTTACTGATGCTGTTGGTAATGATGGTCAGCTTTTGACTGGTCGCAGTGCTGCAGAAACAACTGCTGTATATCGTAGTCAACCAGAACTTGTAGCTGCAATGAATGATCCACGTTACGATAGCGATCCTGCATATAGAGAGGATGTTATGCGTAAACTTAGTAACTCTACTGATCTTAAATTCTAATGACTGTTACCACCAACGAACACGGACAACAAAACCTCTTTGCTAAAGAACCCACCATGTACACTGATAAAGATTATACTGTAACTCATAACGAAAAAGCTGAGATGCTTAACGGACGCCTGGCTATGCTAGGTATGATGGCTGCGTTTGGAGCATATGTATTAACTGGTCAACTTATTCCAGGAGTATGGTAATGCCAAAAGGTAAAGGAACTTACGGATCACAAAAAGGAAGACCACCTAAAAAAGGTGCTAAAAAGTAATGGCTAAAAAAGGTCTTTACGCTAACATCCACGCAAAGAAAATGCGTATCGCAAAAGGCTCAGGTGAGAAGATGCGTAAGCCAGGTAGCAAAGGTTCTCCAACTGCTGCAAACTTTAAACGAGCTGCTAAAACTGCTAAAAAATCATGATTGAATGCCCACAATGTACTGCACCTCAGCAGTACGTTCTAGAACAACTACAGACTACTGCTGGTGTTACAGATCGTACAGCACTTGCAGTCATTCTGGGTAATATACAGCAAGAGTCTAATTTTAAATCTAACATCTGCGAGGGTGGTGCTATCGTTCCTTATGATAGCTGCCTTCGTGGTGGTTATGGTTTAATACAATGGACTTCTAAAAACCGTTACATTGGTCTTGGCAACCATTGTGCTAAACGTAAGCAAGACCCTAGTGGTCTTAAATGTCAAACTGATTACATGATACATGAGATGAGGTTTAGAAGAGATCTTTATGCTTTTCAAACTAATCATCAACAAATAGGTTATTACATGAATGCTGCATACTACTGGTTAGGTTGGGGTATTCATGGTAACCGTACAAAATATACTTATTCTTTTTTAAACAAACTAAAATGAAATTTCTTGCTATCCTCCCCGCTGCTGCTATTCTTGCCGCTCCTGCAATTGCTGGTCCTTATGTAAATATTGAATCAGAAACTGGTTTTAATGGTCTCAATTCTGAAGGTACTGTTATTCGTAACGATGTAGGTTATGAAGGTAAAATTGGTGAAAAATCTACATGGTATATTCAAGGTGGTCCTGCTTTGGTACTGCCTGATGGAGGTACTGTAACAACTGAAGCATCTGCTAAAGCTGGTGTAGTATTCTCGGTATCTCAAAAGCTCGATGTATATGGTGAAGTAAGCGGTATTACCCAAGATCAAATTAATATCGGTAAACCAATCCAAGCATCAGCTAAACTTGGTGCTAAATATTCGTTCTAAATCCTTTAACACTTTAACATAATGAGAGAATTAGTACAAGTAACGGGAGGGATGTTTATCCCTGACCATGATTATGTAGGCAACACTTATACTGGTAGCAATCTTACTCAAGTAGAGTACCGCCGTGGTGGAGCTACTGGTTCTGTTGTTGCTACACTTACAATGACATATAATGTCAATGACGATGTTGTAACTGTAGTGAAAACTTAGACTATGTTTAATACAAATCCCGCTGGTGGCCTTCAAAAAATTTCAGCCAAAATTTCTGTTAAAGGTATCGTGGCTGATAAAGCTTCTTTACCTGAAGAAGCTATTAAGGGTGATGTTTATGTAACCAGCGCAGAAGGCGAGGTCTTCATTTATAACGGTACAGTTTGGAAGTCTGCAGGTGCATTTGCTATCTCAGGTTTGCCTGGTAAAGATGGTGCTAAAGGTGAACCCGGTGAAACAGGTCCACAAGGATCGACAGGTGAAACGGGTCCAGCGGGTCCAGCAGGTAAGGATGGATCACAAGGTGCACGTGGTGAGCGTGGCTTAGATGGTTTAGAAGGTAAACATGGTGCACCTGGTGCTGCTGGTAAGGACGGAACAAATGGACTTAATGGTACACCAGGCCGTGATGGTCTTAATGGTGAAACAGGTTTACAAGGTATTCCTGGTCCACAAGGTGAACCTGGTCCACAAGGGCAAAAAGGTGAACAAGGACAAAAAGGTGAGAAGGGTGATGCAGGTATTCAATACCCTGAACCTGGTGTTGTTGTATCAACTGGAGATGGCTGGGAAACAAGTTTACCACTATCTAGTTTAGTTAGATCTGCAGAAGAACAGACATTACTTAATAAGACACTTCAGTATGTAACATATGGTTGTACTGTAGTCGATGGTTCTGTTGATGCTTCTACTGCATTTTTACAAACACTTGTACTATCCAAAAGTGAAACTCTTTCATTAGTTAATTTCAAAGAGGGTAGTATGGTACGTGTTACTATTGCTAATAAAAATGGCTATAGTATTACTTGGCCAAAAATCCATTGGGTTTCTGGCGCGGCACCTAGACTTAATAACCTGTCAGTTGTAGAAATTTGGAAATCTAATGGACAATTAATGGGGGTAAAACTTTGAAGTACGTAAAAGTTTTTAATGGTGTACAAGATTATCCCTTCGATCTTCAAGCACTCTACGAAGAATATCCTCATGTATCTTTTCCTGAACCTATCACTAACCATGTGTTAGCTCAGTTTAATGTATATCCTGTACAAAGTACTGAGGTAGAATATAAAATTGGATCTAACCAGGAACTGATTTCTGAAATTAAAGAAGGGCAGGATGGTTCTTATAAAGAAGTTTACACTGTTGTAAATAAGTGAGGATCTAATGGCATTTCAGTTCAACCCTATTACAGGTGAGTTAGATCTAGTTGTACTTGAACCTGGTCCGACTGGTCCCACTGGTCCACAAGGTCCACAAGGTCCAGCCGGTGCAACAGGTTCAGCTGGAGCTGATGGTGCACAAGGACCACAAGGACCGTCTGGTAGTGATGGAGCTACTGGTTCTCAAGGTCCACAAGGCGCAACAGGACCAACAGGACCGACTGGACCAACAGGACCAGCTGGAGCAACTCTTAGTGCTGGTACAACAACAACGCTAGCAGCTGGTGCCAATGCTGCTGTAACTAATAGTGGTACATCTTCAGCTGCTGTATTTGATTTTGATATACCTAGAGGTAATACAGGATCAACCGGAGCTACAGGACCAGCAGGACCAACAGGTTCACAAGGACCAGCCGGTAATGATGGTTCAGATGGTGCGACAGGTCCACAGGGTCCAACAGGTCCAACAGGTCCAGCAGGGTCAGACGGCGCTGATGGTTCAGATGGAGCTACAGGCGCTACAGGTCCAACTGGACCACAAGGGCCAACAGGACCAGCAGGTGCAGCCGGTTCAGACGGAGCCACAGGACCAGAAGGTCCAACAGGTCCGGCAGGTCCAACGGGCTCTACAGGGCCTACAGGACCGACAGGACCGACTGGACCGGCAGGTGCTGATGGATCGGATGGTGCTACTGGTGCAACAGGCTCTACAGGTCCACAGGGTCCAGCTGGACAAGGTGTACCTACTGGAGGTACTGCTAACCAAGTACTAGCAAAAATTGATAGTACTAATTACAACACTCAGTGGGTTAATCAATCTGGTGGTGGTGGTGGTACACCTAGTCGCTATTTACATGTTGATGGCAGCGGCTCACAGGATTTAACTACGTCACTAGCCACCGTTGATTTTGATACGACAATTGTAACATCGGATGCGTCCGATTTTACTGTTGGAACTGGTGGTGAAATTACAGTTGTTAATGCTGGTACTTACTACATTGAATACTCTTTAGATGGTGACCAATCATCAGGAAATAACCGTGTTATTGTTAGTGGTGAAGTACAAGTTGGTGGAACTGCTGTAACAGGTTCAGAGTGTTCGGTCTATTCAAGGAACACAGCTGATGGTGATTTCACTGCTGTAGGTTCTTGTATCGCTGTTTTAACTGCAAATAATGTAGTCCGCGTACAAGCGCAGAAAAATGATGCTGGTATTACAACTTCACTAGAGTTAGGTACTTCAGCACTTTCGATATTTTCGTTATCAGGCTCTGGTCCACAAGGACCAACCGGTGCTGCTGGCGCAGACGGGGCTGCTGGCCCGAGCGACATTCCGCAGAACAGCCAGACGAGTGCATATACTCTTGTCGCAGGAGATAACGGTAAACATATTAATATAACCACTGGTGGAGTCACCATTCCAAGTGGTG